TCATCGCCGCCGACATCCACGTCGACGAGCCGTCCGGCCTCTTCGACCGCATCACGCAGGCCGAGTGGTTCTGGCCAATGATGGTCGCGATCTTCTTGGCGATCATCTTCGTCTCGGTGTGGCGGCGCAGCCCGGCGGTCCGGTACACCGGAATCGTCGTACTCACCGTTGGTGTCCTGTGGTTGATGTTCGGCGACCGGATCACCTAGGATAAGACCCGGATGCGTTGGGCAGTCGGCTGGCCCAGCGGCCTGTAAAGCCGTCGCGACGAGAGTCGCCGTGGGGGTTCGAGTCCCTCCGCATCCACAGGTGAAACGGCTGCTGCAGCAGCCGCGGATCTAGGTGGGCGACTGGTTCGATTCCGCACCCTGGTGGGGGTCACCCGCCGACAGGCACGCGCGGAGGAAGGCTGACTACCTGAACGCGCGTGCCGCACGTCCTCGTAGCTCAGTGGAAGAGCGCGGGATTCCGAAGCCCGGGGTCGCCGGTTCGAGTCCGGCCGAGGATACGCAAGATCGAGTGGCGATGAGATCGTTCTGGGTGGGCGCCGCGCCTGCAAAGCGCGTGTTGGGGGTTCGAGTCCCCTCATCGCCTCGGTTCGCTGCCGTGGAGTCAGCTCCCTCCCGGATCACAGCACCGTGCTTGCACGGTGCTGTGATTTATGGTATAATTGAACCATGAGGAGCTCCTCGCGGTCGCGCACCCGCTATCAGCGCGATCCGTCATCCCGCCGGGGTGGCGGTGGATGACGCGGGTCGTGCGACCGCGAGGTTGAGCGTAGTGAGACCAGTGATTGGAGTGACGAGATGGCAGTCAACGAGCAGGGACACGGCCTGAGGCGGGTCGTCGAGACCGGGCCGGTCTACGTGTGGGAGCTGTGGCTGGACGGTCGCGTCGTTCTCGACGTGGCGGTCAGTGAGCAGGACCCGATGCGGTTCATCCGCGTTGGTCGGCCTGGCTGGCTGACGTCCGTGGCGCTCGACGCGCACGAGACTCGGCGGACGCGGTTTGCTGAAATGGTCAGCACCGACATCCCAGCGCTGATGAAGCTCGACACGCGGAAGACTGGGCCCGGGGAGGGCGACGTCGAGGTTGTCGAGCGTGTGTCAACGGACAGCGTCAAGTTCGTCGTAGGTGTTCGGCTGCCGTTCATGCTCGCTGACGTGTACCTGGGCCCCAAGGAGGCGTGATGAAGATGATCACCGATCCCAAGGAGGTCTACGAGTCACTCGGTGCGGTGGCCGAGGCGCTTCCCATGGACACGCGGGAAGAGTTCGCGGTGCTCGTCCAGAGCCTGGCGTTCGCGCACGGCGACCGCCTGAGCACCGTGGCCGAGGGCACGCGCCGCTGGGCAACAGACGCCGGCTGGAGGAAGTAGGAGATCGGGAAAGTTACGAGGAGGGCGAGCCACTGGCCGCCCTCCTCACTTGTCTTTCGTGACACGGTGAGATTGCACTGTGTGATGATATGAGATATAATAGACGTAGAGGAGCCGAAGAGACGGAGTGATGATGGACCTGCTGATCGGATCGATCCTGCTGGTCGCGGGGCCCGTGTTCCTGGGTCTGCTGGTGATCATCTTCTCCGGCCTGTTCGCGCTGAAGTACGGGCGAGGGAGGAACCGGTGCGTGAGGTCAGGTACCCGCAAGTGACTGTCAAACTCATTGGCGAGGACGGCAACGGGGCGGGCATCATTGGGAAAGTTGCCGGTGTGATCCGGCGGGAGGTCAGTCCCGAGGCGGCCAGTGAGTACGTTAACGAGGCAATGAACTGTGACTACAACGCGATGCTGCGTTTGACGATGCGCACCGTGAACGTCGAGTGATTGGAGAGACGATATGTGGGTTTTCACATCCTTCGGCATCCTGATGCCGGCACTGCGTCCCAAGGGCACCGTCGCACCGGGCGATCCGCGGACGATCCAGGTCCGCGCACGCCGTGAGAAGGACCTGCGGATCCTGCGCGACGAGTACATGGGTGACACGCTCAGCCCGACGATCCGGATGGCCGGCACGGACTACCAGGTCCGCGCGTACTGCACGCCCGAGGCGTGGGCCAACGCGCTGGGCGCGATCGCGATGGACATCGACTACGCGTCGTTCAAGGACACCACGGAGTCCAAGTACCACGACAAGCAGCTGCACGACGTGTGCTACCGCGTGTGGCACGCGATCTTCACCGGCCTGTCAGACGTCAGGCACCGCAACTGGTACACGCGCGGCCTGGCAGGTCACGTGACCGTTCCGTCCTCGACCGGGCGCCGGGTTAGCGACCTGGTTGGCACAGCGGCCTATGATGACGACCTCGACGGAACGTACACTAAGATCGAAGTTATCCGTGACTCGGCCGGTCGGATCGATCACGCATACTGTGATCACGGCCAGTCCAAGAACGCGAAGCGTCGCTGCCTGCGGGCGAACCGTCAGTCGTAGTTGCACGGCACATCATATGTGAGATATAGTCGACAACACGCACAGAGTGCCGGGGTCTGCCCACCGAGGCGGCCCCGGTGTGTTGTGTTGTACCGTTCAATGCTAGGGAGGGTGATATGACGTACGCACTTCTGCTCGGTGGTCTGCTAGTGGCCTGGGTACTCAACACGCCGCGTGTCGCGCGAAGACGGCCGGTGCCGGTTACGCTTAAGATTGGCTTCTGGGACTACCCGTGATCACCTTCATCTGCACGCCGTGCGCCGAGCAGGTGCACGAGTTCTGCAGGGGTGGCACATGGTGTGACTGTCAGTGCAAGGTTGAGAGTAAGACCGAAGACACCGAGGAGGCCTGATGGCCGGACCGATCATCGACGGCATCGACATCAACCCGAACCCGGCCAACCCGGGACAGCAGGTGCGTGTGGTGATCCGCGCGCACGACCCGGACAACCGGATCCGCCGGTTCCAGGGAACGGCGCGCAGTGACGACGGTGAGGTCTTCGACTTCAGGGACCTGGTAGTCCAGGAGGCGGGCAGTCTAACGTACGCGCTGGTTGAAGTTGACCCGGCTACGAATCAGCCACTCCCAACGCAGCCAACGATCACGCCCGATCCGGCGGTGCCCGGCGCGTTCACCCTGACGGCCTAGCCGTGGTGACACGCCGGTTCCAGGCGAGGGTCACCTCCGGGGGTCTGGCCGCGATCGCGACGACAGACCTGGTCGTCGCTGGCCAGCCACCCGTGATCCGCAACGCTCTGCTGAGTCCCCACACGTACGGGTGGCCGGACGAGACCAACACCGGTCCGCGCGTTCCGATTGGTCAACTGCGCGTCTGGGAGGGTGGGCTCTCGACGTCCGTCAACGGTGAGGTCTTCGAGAAGCTTTTCGTCAGGGGCGGCCTGACCGCGAACGCCAGCAACGTCGTCCTGCGCGACTCGGTCATCGAGTACCGCGGGACGCTCTACCCCGTGAAGCAGTCCAGTGGGCGGTCCGGTCTACTGCTGGACCACGTGCGCGTCGACGGTGGGACTGCCGACCACCCCGGGATCTACTCGCAGGGTGGCCGGTACACGCTGCTCGGCTGCGACGTCTTCGGCTCAGTCGACGGTTTCCGGATTGAGCAGGACGACTGCGAGATCAGGGACTCGTACTTCCACGACCAGTCGCACCCGGCGGGCGCGCACGCCGACGCCGGTCAGATCCGCCGCGGCGACCGGACGCGGATCATCCACAACACCCTGCTGGCTGGACGCCGCCAGACCGGCGGCACGTGGGCGCGCAACAACGCAGTCTTGCAGTACGGCTCCGATATCACGTCGGGGGACTCGTACGACGACCTGTGGTTCATCGGCAACCTGTGTGACCACGGGAACTACTGCTTCAACGGCCCGAACCCGGAGGACATGCGCCAGCGCTTCGAGGACAACCGGTTCGGCCGCGACTGGCAGTTCTACCTGACGGTCGGAGACTTCCAGACCGGGGACGACACGTGGCTCCGCAACGTCTGGGACGACACCGGCGCGCTCATTCCAGCACCGTGAGACACCGATCTCCGTACCAGGTCAACCCGGGTACGGAGATCGGTGTCTCCGCGTCGTAGTACAGTAACACCGTGCCACTGTGGTTGGTGATCATTCTTCTGGTCGGGGGAACGCACCGCGTCACCCGCCTCCTCGCGCGCGACCAGCTACCCCTGACCGCGTGGCCCCGCGAGCACCTGGTCCGGTACTGGTTCCCGGCGTTCGCCGAGGAGGAGACGCGCAACCGCTACCGGCAGCGCCACGACCGTGAGGCCACCCCTCACTGGGGCTTCCTGGGTCACTCGCTGGCGTACCTGGTCACGTGCGACTGGTGCGTCTCGATGTACGTCGCGGCTGGCCTGACGTACCTGACGTGGCGCTGGACGGACGTGATGTTCTGGATCCTGGCCGGCCTGACGTCTTCGACCGTCACCGGTCTCGTCTCGCAGAGGGAGCCGGACTGATGGCGGACTTCGACCTCGGAGAGTTTCCCCACTGCGACTCATCGGTCCTGCACGCACCGGGTGAGTGCGAGCACTGCGATCTACATCCCGGCTGGCAGGCCCTGCGCGGCGCGTGGGGCATCGCCTTCACCGGTCACGAGCCGGTCGAGCACCATCCCGGCTGGCGTGAGGTTCCGTGCCCGTCCGACCAGCGGCGTGGCACCGGCGAGGCGCACACCTGGGGTGGCAACCGGCCGACGAACGTCGAGGTTCCCCAGGAGGAGACCTTCGAGAGCCGAGTGATGTACGGAGGCTGGGCGTGAGCGGTCACCGGATCGAGAAGTGCAAGCACGGCACACTGGTGCTGCAGTGTCGCTGCATGGGACCGAAGCCTGTGTACATCGTGGTGTGTCCCAAGTGGTGCCCGACACCGGACGCGTCACCGGCCGTGACGGAGACCCCCGATGCCTGACCCCCACGACCTCGAGAACCGGTTCACCTACCACGCACCCGTGAAGGGTCAGCCGCAGGTCTACGAGGAGATCCGCCAGGCTGGTCTCAAGCTAGCCCTCCTGATGGACCGGTACGCTCCGGAGTCCCGCGAGCTCAGCCTCGCGATCACCCGGATCGAGGAGGCCGTCATGTGGTGCAACGCGGCCATCGCCCGGAACCCGGCCGGGTACTCCCGCATTGGCGTAGCCGGCAGCTAGGAGCCCACCATGCCCGACAGCCGCCGCGCACTGGCCGCGACTAGGTCACACGGTACGGTGTCTCACCGGATGAACGGACACAGTGTGCCGTTCGAGGTCTCGGCGATCACCGCCGCGGCCCAGGTGCTATCCGGCACCGCGGCGGCCGCGCGGCCGGTCTACTACGACACGTGGCAGCAGGAGGCCTGGGGGTACTACGAGAACCTAGGTGAGTTCAACTACGGCGTCGAGTGGTTCGGTGAGGCGCTATCCCGGATTCGACTCAACGTTGCCAAGGTCAGTCCGGGTGGTGACGAGCCCGAACCGGTGACCAGCGGGCCGGCGGCCGACCTCATCGAGAGTCTTGCCGGCGGCACCGACGGCCAGTCGCAGCTGCTGCGGTCGTTCGGCGTCCAGCTCTCCGTTCCGGGCGACTGCTACCTGGTCGGACGTGAAGTCACCGACGAGGACCTCTACCTCGGCACGACGCTGGACGCGATGCCGGACGACAACAACCGCGTCTGGACCGTCCAGCCGACGCAGACGCTGCAGCCCGGCTCGCGCGGCGTGGTCCGGGACGCGATGTCCCGGATCTTCGGTGGGCGCGGCCCGGACGCAGGACGCAACGAGCGCGGCTGGCGGATGCAGGTCGACGAGGCACTGTGGATCGACCTGCCGCACGAGTCACTGGTCACCCGGGTCTGGGACCGCAACGAGCGACTGCCGTGGCGGGCGTCCTCGCCGGCGCGCGCCGCGCTGCCGATCATGCGCGAGATCGACATGTACAACCGTCACATCATGGCGACGCTGATCTCGCGCGTCGCCCTGAACGGCCTCCTCCTGATCCCGGAGGAAGTGACGCTGCCGGCCAATCCGAACTACGAGGACGCGGCCGACCCGTTCGTGGCCGAGCTGATCGACATCATGAAGAACGCGATCCAGAACCCGGGCACCGCGGCAGCCGCCGCGCCGCTGCCGCTGCGCGTTCCGGCAGAGATGATCGAGAAGTTCCGGCACTTCACGTTCGCCACCCCGATGGACGAGAAGATCTGGCAGGCCCGCGACGGCGCGATCCGGCGGCTGGCCACGACGCTCAACCTCCCGCAGGAGGTCCTGACGGGCATGGGCGACGTGAACCACTGGTCCGCGTGGCAGCTGACCGAGGACGCGATTAAGATCCACATCGCGCCGAAGGTCGAGATCGTAACCCGCTGCCTGACGCTCGGCTTCCTGTGGCCGATGCTCAGGGGATCGAACCAGCAGCTCAAGACGAAGAAGGGCGAGCGGCTGATCGTCTGGTACGACACCTCGGAGCTGACCCAGCGCCCGGACAAGTCCGACGTCGCCGTTCAGCTGCGCGGCCTGCACGCGATCACCGACACCGCGCTGCGCCGCGAGACCGGCTTTGACGAGGCCGACACACCGAGCGATGACGAGCTCGAGCGGCAGATCCTCACGGACCTGGCGGTGCAGCCGCCGACCGCGGCCCAGGCGCTCAAGGAGCTCTTCGGGACCGAAATGGCACCACCACCGGGCCCACCGACTCCGGTGGCCGGCGAGACCCCCGCGCCGAACAGCGGCCCGGGAGGCGCGGGGAACGCGCCGAAGGGCGAGACCTCGCCGGCCACCGGTGCACCACCCCGGACCCGGGGCAAGTCGCCGCCGGCGCCGAACGGCCAGACGTCGGCCGCGCTGCGCCAGGCGATCACACTGTCGCGGATCCGGCTGGAGCAGCAGCGTGCTGGGCCGGTCGCCGCCGCGGCGGAAGTCCTCGAGCCGGCTGCGGCCGGCGCTCCCGGGAGGTAGCCCGTGGCACGGGTACTGGGGATCTCGGAGGAGGAGTCGGAGCGCCGCGCGCAGGAGCTGGCCGCCATCATCCGGCAGGCGTGGCGCGCCGTCGCCCGCGCGGTGGCCGCCGCGCTCGGTCGCACCGCGACGCGGTCCGCGGACCAGGTCGTGTCCGCCGGCCTGCGGAGCTGGAGCGCCGGCGTCGGAGGACCGGTGCTGTCCTACGTCGGCCAGACGTTCCTCGACGGCGCGGGTCGGATCCGCGACGGCCTGGAGGGTGACGACCTGGGTGTGCTGCAACCCGGCGCGGACACGGTCGAGCTGTACCTCCGCCAGGCCGGCAACCGGTTCCGAGACGTCGGTGACGACGTCTGGGACGCCGTCCGCGAGCAGCTCGTGGCGGGTCACCGCGCCGGCGAGTCCTTCGCGGTCATCGGTGAGCGCGTCCGGCAGGCGACCGGCCTGAGCGCCGAGACCTCCCTGAACGTGGCGCGAACGGAGGTTCACGCCGCGCTGGAGGCCGGGCAGTGGGCGCAGGCCGCGCTGGTCGATCCGCACGGTAAGAAGGAGTGGTTGGCGACGCACGACCCGCGGACGCGTCCGACGCACGTGGCCGCCGACGGCCAGACGGTCGAGATCGGCGACCGGTTCCGCGTCGGTGCGAGCTACCTCCGGTTCCCGGGTGACCCGCAGGGTGCCCTCGGGGAGACGATCAACTGCCGCTGCTCCGTAGCGTACGTCATCGACCCGGTTGACCTCACCCGTGAGGAAGAGGCGGCACTAGTCGCCGCCGGCTTCCGGCGTGGCCAGGCGCGCGACGAGGACGGCCGGTGGACGGACGAAACTCCCGACTTCGACGCGGTGGCCACCGGCGACCTGCGCGTCACGGGTGCGCTGCACCTGCGTTTCCCGATCACCGAGCGGACGGACGCGGACCGGCGCCAGAACGAGGCAACCCACCGCTATGCCACTAGTGCGTACAGCCGGATCAACGACAGCCTGCGACGGGCGAGTGGTCGAGTTCAGAAGACTGGTGACGAGCGGAGGACGATCGAGGCGCTGGATGACGCGATGGCACGCTCGCCGCTGGGTGAGGACGTCATCGTGTACCGGGGTGTCCGGGACCTGGGCGCGACACTCGGGCGTGACGTGGCAGGTGACGTGACGGGCGTGGTGTGGCGCGATCACGGGTTCTCGTCTACCGGCACCGAGCCGGGACTCGCCTCCGGGTTTCACGGTGAGACTGGCGTGATGATGCGGCTGCTGGTGCCGCGCGGTGTCGGCGCGATCGGCGGCTACGACAGCGGGCACGGCGGCTCGGAGGTGACGCTGGAGCGCGGTCTCGCACACCGTGTGGTGCGTGACTACGTCCGTGACGGCCGCCGCTGGCTGGACGTGGAGGTGGCGCGCCCGTGACCAACTCGCGCTTCATCGTCACCTGGCCGGTCGACGTCATCGAGCTTCCGGACGACAGTGAACTGACCGCGGCCTTCTGGGACAAGTTCCTGCACCCGCGCGACCTCATCGGCAGGTTCCGGCGCAGGTTGGCCGGTGAGGGTGGCGGCGGCGCGGACTTCAGGGTCCTGCCGCCGAGGAGGCGCGGCCGGTCCGGTGACGGATACGCTGCACCCGGCCTGTGGGGCAGGTACGGCGCGGCCGGACTCATGATTCGGAACGTCTCACCGGACGGCACGGAGCGGTTCCTCCTCGTCCAACGCGGGCCGGAGGTCTCGTCCAACCGGGGTAAGTGGCAGCTGCCGGGTGGCGCGCTGGATGAGCACGAGACGCCGGAGCAGGGCGCGGCGCGTGAGATCGTCGAGGAGGTTGGCGCCAGTCCGGGATACCTGGCCAGGCTGCAGCACGTCGGGACGCACGCCGTCGAGGCCGACATCCCGGACAGCGACCGGAAGTGGCGCTACTCCAACATCGCCGTGGACGCGCCGGAGATGTTTGCACCGGAGGTCGACGGAACCGAGACCGGTGACGCCCGCTGGGTGACGCGGAACCAGCTGCTCGCCATGGCCGAGCTGCACCAGCTGCACCGGGCGCTGGCGCGCAACCTGTCGCGGATCCTGCGGAAGTACCCGGAGGTCAATCCCGTCACCGGCGAGCGGATCCGCGACCCGAGCGGTCGCCGCGCGCCGCTGACCGCGGCTATGTCCTCCGCCGGTAAGTGGCGACCCGAGCAGCACCCGCGCGGTGCCGACGGAAAGTTCATCGCCGCCGGTCCGATCAAGGTCTTCCTGTCCAAGAAGAGTCCGACGATCGACGACTTCATCGACGCCGCACTCGCGCTAGACGCCGACAAGTGGAAGAAACTCACGTCCGACCAGAAGCAGCGGTTCATCCAGGTCTCGGCGCCACTCAAGACCGCAACCCTGAAGCCGTTCGCGGACAAGATCAAGACCCTGGCCGACGCGCACCCGCCAACTGCGCCCACATCCGCGCCCACCGCGATGCCAAAGAGCACACAACTCGTGAAGATTGGTGGACAGAAGGGCTCCAACTTGGGTGGGATTTTCGAGGATCCCGCGACCGGTGACAAGTTCTACGTCAAGAAGGCTAAGTCCCAGCAGCACGCCGCCAACGAGGTTGCCGCCGCGGCCCTTTACGCTCTGGCCGGCGTCGAGACTCCCACCGTTGAGAAGACGTCCGGCGCTCCCGACATCGGCGGTGGCCTGCAGACGCGAACGAGACTCGTGCCGGGTGTGACCTCTGACCTCCCCATAAAGCTGCAGGACCCGGAGTACCGAAAGAAGATTCACGAGGGTTTCGTCGTCGACGCGTGGCTCGCCAACTGGGACGTTGCGGGGTTGACCTACGACAACGTTGTGACGGATGAGAACGGCAATCCGGTTCGGATCGACGTCGGCGGAGCGCTGCTCTACCGAGCGATGGGTGGGCCGAAGGGTCCGGCGTTTGGTGATGTGGTTGGTGAGCTCGAGACTCTCCGCGACTCGAAGATGAATCCGCAGTCTGCGAAGGTCTTCGCGGACATGACGGACGAAGAGTTGCGCGAGTCGGCGAAGCGCGTCCAGGCTGTCACCCCGGCGCAGATCGACCAGGTCGTGGCGAGCTCCGGCCTGCCACCGAGCGTCGCCGAAACGCTCAAGAAGCGTCGGCAGTACATCATCGACAAGTACCTCTCGGGTGAGTCGACCCAGGCACCCCCGGCGACGGCGACACCTGGGAAGACCGGCGTTCCGGCACTCGACGCAATCGACTCATATGAGTTGTGGGATGCGGTCACGAAGATGACCCCCGATGAGTGGATGGCACTCACCCCGCAGCAGCAGTCTGACCTCGTCCTCGCGGTCGTAGACTCGGAGTCCGAGTCGGACTGGGAGTGGGGTGCTGCCATGCACGCGATCGCCCAGCTCCAGTCGTGGGCTTACCACAAGACAAAGGCAGAACCGGTATCGCCATTTAAGACGCCGCTGCCGAAGAAGGCGACTGAGCAGAAGAAGTACCCCAAGAGCGCCGAGCTCCTCGACTACGTCGAGCAGCTCGACCAGGCCGCGTGGGACGCACTGTCCGATCACGAGAAGTCACAACTCACTAACAACGTGGAGGACATCGGAATTCACAACTCAGATCTGGCCGACCAGGCCGAGACGGCACTCGAGAAGATCGCCGACCTGGATGAGGGCATCTACCAGTCGGCGCCGCCGAGTAAGCCCATCTGGGTAACACAGGCGGGAGTCGTGGCAGGTAAGTCCGAGATCTTCGCGTACGGGGACCAGCTCACCACCGACCAGTGGAGTAGCCTCACGCAGGATGAGCGTGACCAGCTGGTGATGCGTCTGGATACCATCATGTTCTTCCACGATACCCAGAGTGAGAAGGATCATGCCGCGGAGATTCTCAACAAGATCTCAGACTTCATTAGCGCCGAGGATGACGCGGCTGAGTTCGCCCAGGTAACGCACACGCCGACGCTCACGATGTCCGGTGTGATTGGGCACGAGGGTAAGAAGCCGGGTAGTCCCGCCAAGGTGACAACGAAGCTGATCTGGGGTAAGCACCCGGACGGGACGATCATCCTGGAGGTCAGCAGCCCCGGAGTGTCGCACCAGCGGGTCATCTGGGATGAGACGACCAAGAAGTTCATTCACCAGATCGAGACGACCACCGACCCTAAGTACGGCGAGCAGTGGGATGATCTGAAGAGCTACACCAAGAAGGATGCGTACGCGACGCTCCAGAACGGTGTGTGGTTCGTGCCGAACGTTGCCACCGTCGCACCGGAGACGTCACCCACGCACGCACCCTACGTCGACGGAACAGTACCGCCACTCGGCCAGGTCGCCAAGATGTACGCAAAGGACGGCTACGATGTTGTCGTCGTGAAGCTGCACAGTGGCCAGTACGTCATGACGTATGGTGGCGACGACGGCGCTAGCCTGACGTGGACGGATGACGACCCAGCGACCCTGGGTTGGCACGAAGTTCCGATCGACCCGGCGAAGCTGCTACCGGTAGACACCTCGCTGTCACCACCAATTCCGATCGTACCCGCTGCTTCCCCACCGAGTGCCACTGACTTCGAGCCGCACGAGGAACTCGACTTCGCGGAACTCTTTGAGAACATGGATGTGCACAGTCTCGCACCGGGGATGGTGATTGGCGTCAGCTCCAAGGGCTTCTGGCGCATGATCGTCAATGACACCGGTGCGATCGAACTCCAATTTCATGAGCACTGGGGCACCTGGAAGCTCGAGACTTACCTCAACCCGGAGACCGACAACGACCTCATCGACCAACTCAAGACGTACACCTTCGAGTCGTGGCTCGATCCGCAGTCGGAGGCCGGTAAGAAGGCACTCAAGGCCGTCGTCACCCAGTCGGCGGCACCAGCACTGGCGGCACCAGCACCGGCACCGAATGTCGACGTTCCGATCGACGTCAGTGAGGTTCTCTACGGACCACACAAGGCGGATGACGTCCTCGCCGTCTCGAGTGACGGTAAGTTCAAGCTGGTCTGGGGTGGGAACGTATTCAACCCCCTGGTGATCTACCAGGACAACGGCTCCTACTGGCAGGAGGTCGCACAGCTCAGTCCAGCTCTCATCAAGGAGGGTGAGGAAGACCTACATGTCACTCTGGCAGGCGTCTCCGGCAACCCGGACCTCACGTGGGTTAAGCCTGGATCACCGACTGTTGCGCCACTCCCGGCGGAGTCAGTGCCGGCCTTCTGGACCGGAGTGGGCGGTGTTCCGATCGCAAACTGGGGCTTCGAGGACATCGTCACCGACTGGGACTTCGCGTTCGCGCCAGCAAGCTCGTGGGTCGTGGCTCGTTCGACCAGCGGCAACTACCGCGTGCTTCACTCAGATGACAGCGGCGCTCTTATTAAGGTTCAGAAGTGGAACCCGGCGACCGACACCTGGAACACGGTGTTCCACCTCAACAAGGCAACGGCCGCCGCAAAACTTGGGTCGATGCCCGAGACCTGGATTGTGCCGCACAGCGGTCTCACCCTCGCCACTCCCGGGACGACTAACGCCGGCCTGCCACTAGCACCTCCCGGGCCGCAGACGTTGCTCACGCCACCGCCACCCGTGTCGGGTGCCTGGCCGAAGCCACCACCCTATCACGTTAAGATCTTCAAGGAGATCCTGAAGACGCAGCCCGGCGGTGCCGTTGGCTACTGGTCGAAGCCCGAGAAGCTGTGGCAGGCCGTCGTTGAGATGCAGAGCGTGCATAAGAACCCGGATGGCACGCCGGTCTACACGTACGCCGCGATCGTCGAGGCGCTGGACGCGGCCACAAAGACCAAGGACGTCGACCCGTACTCGACGAAGATTAAGAAGTGGCTGAAGACGCCCGCCGGTGCCAAGTTTGCCAAGACGTTCGGCGAGGCCGTGCTGTTCGCGCCGGCGGTGCCTCCGGTGACGAAGCCGGTGCCCGCACCGCCTCCGCCACCGGTGATGAAGGTTCCGACCGCGAAGGAGCTGTTCCAGAAGGTCTGGAAGCAGTCCGCGCCCGGGTCGCCGGACGAGGTGCTGCTCACCGGAACGGACCAGGTCGGCAACCAGACGCGCATCATCGCCACGGTTTCAACGTCCGGTGCGCCCGTGGCACTACTGCAGCGCTTCAACCCGAAGACCAAGAAGTGGGCACGGGTTAAGCAGTACAAGACGGAGCACGAGCTGGACGTTCTGCTCACCAAGACCAGCGGCTTCACCTGGGACGCGAAGCCCGTCGAGTCGTCGTCGAACATCAGCGCCGTCACCGATACCTCGCACGTCGACCAGGTCACGAAGCAGAAGCTCTACGATCTCTTCAAGAAGCAGCCGGCCACGTACCTGTCCTCGCCCCCGCAGGACATCTATGCGGCGGCGAGCACGATCGCCTCCGACCACGGACTCAGCCTCGGCCAGATGATCTCGATCATCGACGAGATGGGTGCGCTGAAGGTCAAGAAGCCGGACGAGCAGCTCTTCTTTAAGAAGATGTCCGAGTGGCTGGCGACGCCCAAGGGCTACGCGGTCGCCCACGGCATCCAGCTGCCGAAGCCGCCGACACCCCCGCTAGTCGCCGGGGCCGGCGGGAAGATTCCAACCCTGGCCGAGTCGAACAAGTACACGTACTCGACGATCTCAACCACGCAGGCGGGGACGCTGTGGTCGGAGTCGACCACCGCGCACGGCTCGAGTTGGACGTCCAGCCAGCAGGCGGCACTCAAGTCATACACGGGCGGCGTCTACTACACACTCAACGCCTACCTGTACGGCAAGCTCGACACCATCTCGACCAGCCAGCAGAACACCACACAGCAGATCCAACTCGGCATGAGGCCCAGCACGAAGCCCATGCTCCTGCACCGCGGCGTCGGCCTCGGCGGCATCGGCGGCGCCAAGAGCTACCAGGAGCTTCTCAAGCTGGTCGGTTCAACGTGGAAGAGCGAGGGCTTCGCGTCGACCAGTGTCGGTGGGCACGCCGCGTTCAGCGGCAACCCCATCATCATCGAGATCGAGGCACCGCCGGGGACACCCATGGCCTGGGTCAAGCCGATCTCACATCACTCGAGTGAGAATGAGATGGTCCTGGCGGCCGGGCTTCACTTCCACATTCTGCAGGTCACGCAGCAGGGTGGAAAGTCGATCGTGCGTGTGAGGGTGGTGCCTGAGCCGTGACGGAGCTGAGCGTGGGTAGTCCGCTGTCCAATGACATCACCTTCCACCTGGAGACGATGGTCGAGGGTCCGCGAGGCATGAACCCGGACGAGATCGCCGCGTTCATGGCGACCGGCCGTCTTCCGGACGTGGACGCCTACGGCACGGACACGGCGGTCGAGGACTCGCCGAACGACGAACCGGGCGACGCCGGTGGTATGACCGACGCGGAGGTCGACGCGTTCCTGGGCGGTCTCGGTGCACCGTTGGTTGCCGCAGATGACCACTGGAAGAGGCAACCCCGAGACCCGAGTGGGGAAGACGCTGGGCAGTGGATCGACTCGCCGCAGGTGAGTGACCTGGGTACCAGGCAGACGTGGGAGATCGATGACGGAGCCCGAGTACGTCTCAGTGACGCCTGGCACCCGATCAACGCAAAGCTCGAGGAGAAGTACGGAGAGTACGGCGTCTCGCGCGACGCGACTCCGGAGGAACTCACCGACGCGGTGCGGCAGACACGCGCCAACGCGGGACTGACGGACGTGTCGACGAAGGACATCGCTGCACTGATCCAGCAGAACTTCAACCGCGGAGGACTTCACCAGCTCGAGACGCGTGTGTCGCGCTTCCTCGACAGTAAGACGGATGTCGACCGGGACGGCGTGGTCCGCGACGAGCCGCAGGATGTTCCGGACTCCGAGGTGCCGACCGCAACCCCGCCGCCCGCTGACGATGACCCGCAGTTCACGAGCCCACCGCCACTCGAGTTCCCAACCTTCAGCTACGAGGAGGGTGTGCCACCCGAGATCTTCGGCGGTGATAAGACACCGGTCCAGCAGCGCGCGATCAACCACTACACCGGCTCGAGCTACGAAGAGTACACGATGTACCTCCGGGGACAGCGGTCCGACATCCGCCCCGGCGTTGCGCGAAGCATCGAGCACATCCGCGACGCGATGGCACCAACTCCGCGGGACGCGACGCTGTTCCGGTACGTGGATCCCGACGCGTTCGGCCCGGATGTGACGATCGACAACATCGTTGAGCGGCTAGTGCCGGGCACGGAGATGACCGACCCGAGCTTCGTTTCCACCGGCATCGATGAGGACATGCTCTACCTCTACTCGCGGTCCGTTCTCATGCAGATCGAGGCGCCGGCGGGCACACCCATGGTCTACGTCGGCCACCTGACCGCCAATGAGGATGATGACGGTGAGATGATTCTCAAGGACGGCCTGCGCTACCGCGTCGTCGGTGTCTGGCGCGACTCGAGGTACCAGGTGACGGTGAGAGTGCGGGTGGTACCGTGAGTGTGTCACTGGCCGTTAACCCGCGGTTCACGATCATTGAATCGGTGACCGCCGCCGATGATCACTGGAAGCGGCAACCGAGAGATCCGCTCGGTGCAGACGCCGGACAGTGGATCGACGAGCATTCGATCTCTGAGATCACCGCTAAGCGGCGTAGAGCGCTAGTCGAGTTTTTCAGGCGGCACAAGAACACAGACCCGAGTGATCCGGCCGAGAAGATCCGCTCGGACATCGCCGACTACCAGAAGCTCATGCGCGAGTTCGACCACTACTCGGACGTCCAGGTCGCACGCATTCTCGACAGTGAGCTCGCTCCTAATGACGAGAGTCGACCGTACGAGACGAAGTTGCGCGAGGCTGCGCCAGCGCTAGACACACCCGAGTCCGCTACGACACCGCCCACTCCGGCGGCAAGTGCCGATGACTTTCCGCCTATGACGCCGAGTGAGGCCGCGCGGTTGCTGGCGCCGGCTCGGTGGAAGTTCGACGACTACCACTTGGTCCAGGCGTACACCGACGGTGAATACATCGACATCAACGATGCTCTCCGGAACATGAGCACCGGTAAGCCACACAGTCCCGCGGCCCGCGCGCACTTCCTCGAGCGTGGTCGGAAGCTCGCCGAGCTGATGCGGCCGAGCCCGCGCGCGGTGACGCTGCTGCGCGGAACGCGCGCGCCGGAGTTCGGTGTTCAGAGCAATGATGACCTGCCATCTCTGGTGGGTCGCCGAGGAACGGTTCCGGGATTCTCGTCGACATCGGTGTCCCGGGGATTCGGAGAGTACTCCGACGGAGTGCTGCTGCATATTCAGGCGCCGGCGGGAACGCCGATGCTCTACCTCGAGGGTGCGTCGGCTAACCCGCACGAGCACGAGATGCTGCTACCCCCCGGAATCCACTATGAGGTCATCGATGTTCGCAGGCCGGAAGCCGGCAGCAGGCGGTGGCACGTGACGCTGAGGGTGGTGCCTAAGTGAAGATGCTCGACGATCCGACTACATTCCTCATCGTCTGGGATGACGACCTGTCGGCACCCTCCGGCGCGTCGCTGACCGCGGCCGACGATCACTGGAAGCGGCAGCCACGCGACCCGGGTGGTGAGGACGGTGGTCGGTGGATCGACTCACCTGTTGGCACGGTGAAGAAGGCGATCCGCACCACTGTCGCGATCTTCAACAAGGACATAAAGCACGATGACGTCATCGCCGAGTCGCACGACGGAAACCGGCGCGTTCGCTGGGACGCGAGCAGTAAGAAGTTCACGTTCGAGGAACGCTCCAGTGACGGCTGGAGGAAGACCGCCGAGCTGAATAAGTCCGCGACGTACAAGCGGATGCAGAAGGAGACCCAGGACTGGTTCGAGCCGGGTTCGGGCACCCCGGAGCCTCCGAAGACACCCAGCCAGAACACGTCGGAGGCTCCGGCCGTACCAACGCCGAAGGCAGAACCGCAGCCGATAGACGTCTCACCGGCGCCAGCACCGGTAAGTGTTAAGAGTGCAGCTCGTCTCGCTGAGATCCGCGCCAAGATTAAGAACACGGACGCGCGGGCGAGGGTCTTCGCCGAGATTGAGGCCAAGGTGACGCAGAAGGAGGGCTCCGGCGGATTCCTAACAGCTGAAGACATCGACAAGAGTGAGAACGCTCGCCTCGCTCTGGCGAAGATGGTCGAGGAGCTGCGCCCGCTGGCCGAGGAGGAACTCGAGCTTCTCATGGCCCGGGACGGGGAGATCTGGGGGTCGACTCCCGGAGCACCAGAGTGGCCGAAGTCGGGGCCGACGGCGGTGATGCAGTCCGGTGTAGACACGATAAAGATGAAAAAGATTCGGGACTCGTACGTCGTAAATGACAAGAAGACGATCGAGCACAACGCGTCGCTGCGCTCGGGTGCGCCGTCTCCGGCGGCCAAGTCGTGGCGGACTCGCGTCATGTCACTCATCAGGTCGTCACGGATCATGCAAGACGCCACAGTGTGGCGCGGCGCGGCACTGCCGCCGAGCGTCGTCGCGAGTCTGCGACCCGGCAAGATCCTCACCGACGCCGGGATCATGTCCACGGACGAGAATGAGGGCGGCGGGCGCTTCTACATGAAGACCCGGCTGGACCGAATGCCGGGTCGGCTGCCGGTCCTGTTCGACGTCCGTGTGCCCGCGGGGACGACCGGCGTCGACGTTGGGTACGGTGAGTTCGTCTTCGGCGCGGGCACGCAGATGCGGATCGTCTCGGTGAGGCGTGATCCCGACGGGGTCATCCGCGTCACGGCCGAGATGCTTCCCGGAGAGAGTGGTAAGAAGTGATGGACACCGAGCGAGACACCAGCATCGTAGCCGTCGAGCGGCGCACTTGGGCCGACGATGACCTGGTCATCTCGGACACCGAGCGGCAGCTGACGGAGGACGGTGAGCTCACGGCCGGCGCGTCGGACACCGGTGCGATGATCGCGCTGAGGCCGTCGGCCGCGGACGCCGAGCGCCTGGCCGTCGACGGCGGCGAGGAGGTCGAGGAGCTTCACCTGACACTCGGGTTCCTCGGCGAGGCCGCGATGATTCCGGTCGAGGTGCGTGACGCGCTGGTTGGCTGCGTTGCGGAGTGCGTCGAGGACTGGCCGACGATCATTGGGAACGCGTTCAACGTCTCACTAATGAACCCGACCGGTGAGAACCCGTGCGTCGTGCTCGGCGTCGGTGGCGGGCAGCTCGAGCGCGCGCACTCGAGGATCATGACCGACGTGATGCGCACGCTCTCTGACGCCGGCGTGCCGCTGGAGCCGCAGCACCAGCCGTGGCTGCCACACGTCACCCTGGTTTACACGGATGAGGCTGACCTCGAGGCGTTCACCGACCGAATGGGCCCGATCACTTTCGACCGCGTCTGCCTAGCGTTCGGCGGCGAGGTGATGGAGATCCCGCTGGGTGGGGACGACGGTGACGAGTACGAGGAGGACGCCGAGGGCTACGAGGACGACGGCGCAGACTCGTACGCGGCTGCCGAATCCAGCGACGAAGTAACGGTGGCGTCGGCACTGTGTCTCGACTGCGCCGGTGACCTCGAAGTCGGCGACCGCGTCCAGCTAACGCACCTGGGTGAGACGGCGTTCGCGACGGTGTTCCTGGCTGAGGACGGTTTCTACGAGCTGCTGCTCGACGACGCGGCGGACCTGAACGACCGCGTGTGGTATCCGGGCGACGCCCTGGTGCCGATCGGACTCACCCTCGACATCGAGCTGGGCGACGGCTTCGTGACGTTCGCGCGCTCCCAGACGGTGACGCGGTCGGACCGGAACCTCAAGATCTACTGGACCCGCGGCGAGGGTGCCGTGAAGATCCGGTGGAACACGGACGGAGACTTCACGCGCTGCGTCCGGCACCTCCGAAAGTACGTGCGCGACCCGAAGGGCCTGTGCGCCGTCTACCACCACATGGCCACCGGTAAGTGGCCCCACCCCCATCCCGGGCGCCCGACGGAGTAGTGGGCTACAGTAGCCACTACACGACAGTGTGAGGTGACACAGTGCCTTGGCACGTTGAGAAGCGGAGTGGAAAGTTCTGCGTCGTCAAGGACGCCGACGGCTCGCAGGTGGCGTGCCACGACAGCCGCTCCGACGCCGCCGCGCAGGTCCGCGCCCTCTACGCCAGTGAACCCGGCGCGGGTGTCGAGACCGTGACTGCCGAGGTGACGACCGAGACCCCCGCGGTCGCGGTCGAGCCGGTCGCACCGGGCGCGGCGTCGGCACCGTGGGAGGGCGTCCTGACCGTCGAGGGTGTCGAGTCCGGCGACGGCCGCATGTTCGCGGGCAACTCGCTGGACTGGGACAAGCCACCACTACCGCTGATGTGGCAGAAGGAGACCAGTCACGGGGGTAAGACGGACGTGTCCGTCCGCGTCGGCAACGTCGATGAGATCTGGCGAACACCGCACCCCGAGCAGCCCGACATCTACCTGATCAACGGACGCGGCACCATCGACCTCGGCAACCCGGACGGCGTCGAGGTTCACCGCCGCATGGGTGGCGGCGCCGAGCCCGCGGGAACGACGTACCTGTCCGGCAACTCCGTCGACGTGGACTCGGTTAAGAACGCGTCCGTCGAGCTGGTGTACCCCGAGCCGGTGGCGACCGAGCCCGGCGCGGAGCCGGCCGTCGAGATGGGTGCCAACGCGTTCCCGGCGCCCGAGCTCACGATCTACCACCGGGGTCGGATCCGCGGCACTACGCTCGTCGAGTACCCGGCATTCACAGAGGCGCGGCTGGCGCTGACGACGGTGGAGGAGGCACCGGCGGACGGTGGCGAGGGCGTCGAGACCTTCGCGGACAAGAGCCCCTACGGTGACGTCCGGTACGCCGATCCCGGCTACCAGGCAGACGGGACCAAGCGATACCCGATCGACACGGAGGAGCACATCCGCGCGGCGTGGTCGCACATCAGCATGCCGCGAAACGCCGCGAAGTACTCCGCCGCGGACCTGGTGAAGGTCAGGGCGCGAATTCGCGCGGCTATGCAGCGCATCGGCGCGGAGGTCGCGGCAGCCCCACCGCTAGTCGCCGCCACGCACACGATCACCCTGACCGACGTGCCGCCGCGGGAGTGGTTCACCGAGCCGATCGACGTACCGGCCACCGGCGCGCTGACCGTGACTAGCGAGGGCCGTGTGTACGGCTACCTGGCGCCGACGGGTGTCCGACACCGGTCGTTCCAGGACTCCGCGCGGTACGTGCCGCTGCGGAACGTCGACTACTCGCGCTTCCACGGTGGCGAGACGATCGTCGCGGACGGTGGACGCGTCGTCACCGGCCCGGTAACGATGAACTGCGCACACATCCCGGCGGTACCGGGCATCACGGCCGCGCAGGCGTCCGACCACTACGAGAACTCCTGCTCGGTGGTTGCCTCGGTCTGCGTCGGCGAGTCGCGGACCGGCGTCTGGGTCGCCGGCGCGCTGATGCCGGGGGTCACGCCGGAGCAGGTCACACGCATGATGAACTGTCGCCTGTCCGGCGACTGGCGCCCGCACCTCGACCGTCCCGGTTGGCGTGAGCTGACCGCCGCCCTGCTGGTGCCAGTTCCCGGGTTCCCAATGGCACGCACAGCCGCCAGCGTCCAGGTCGCCGACGGCGCACTGGTCGCGTCCAGCGTTCCGGTCCAGTACGAGACACCGGAGCCGGTCGAGGCCCCGAGCCTGCGCGACACGGCGCGTGAGATCGCGGAGGCGCTGGGTCTGGACATGGGATCGCGGGTTGCAGTGCTCCGGGCGCGCGTCGAGCCGACGGCGGCCGAGCGCGTCGAGGCGCTGCGGACGCGCGTCAAGAGGGCGCGCTACCGCTATCCCCGGGCGTACGTCAGCGAGCTGAGCGCGCGTGTGGCCATGGACGGCTTTCACCCGGGTCAGCACCGCGACAGTCACGGACGCTGGGACGGTGGTGTCGGTGGCATCATCAAGCGAGCTGCCGAGGACATCGTGTTCACCCGGGACGAGCGGTTCAGGGGACTGAAGGGCCGCCGGGCTCGCATTCGGCTGAAGGACGACACGGCCGTCGAGGGTGTGATCACCGGTCCGGCCGAGCACGGTGACGGCGTTCGCGTCAAGCTCGACAGTGGTGACGGCCACCGTGACGTCCAGTCGAGCACCGTTCGCAGCGTCACACCACTCGGAAATGTTGACGAGGCGCGCGCGGCGGGTCTGCCGCCGCTGAGCGACGAGATGAAGCGGCGTGTGGATGAACTTCAGCGCCAGCTCCGGTCACGTAGGTAGAACTAGGAAAGGATGTTCAAGTCATGGGATGCCCCTGCAGGGACAAGGCCAAGGACGCGGTAACCAGCGCGCAGCAGGAGCAGCAGACGCCTCCCGCGCCGCAGCCGGCCGACGCCGTGGTGGCGTCCGGAGGCGGGCAGCGCTAGCCACAAAACCGTGTGACCTTGCACTGTGCGAGGTCGCCCGATACTGTGGTACACGAAACGGGCCGCAAGTCATTTACGTTAAGTCCACACAGCTAGGACTGGAGTGTACGTGGACGAGAACGAGGCTGTGGCCTTTCCCGAGAACCTCGACTTCTCGGCATTCTCCGGCGACGAACTGACATCGTTCGAGACGCGGGCGACGGCCGAGTTCACAACACTTGCCGCTCGCGAGGACATCGACGAGGCCGGCATCGACCGCCTCACCGAGCTCGCGGACGGCATCGACGCCGCTCGCGCGGCACGCGAGTCCGCCGCCAAGGCCGAGGCCGAGGCCGCCACGAACCGCGACAAGGTCGCCGCGCTG